CCTTAGACGGCGGTAATGTGCCAGCAGACGAAATAGAACAGGCTAGGCTTGATTTAGATGAGCGCACGTTTAACCAAGAATACGCCGCAGAATTTGTTACTTACAGCGGTTTGATATATTATGCGTTTAGTAGGGAACTATCTGTTGTTAATATAGATGACACTGGTGGTACACTACATATTGGTTTAGATTTTAATGTTGACCCAATGAGTGCGGTTATATGCTTGCGGCATGGGCAAGACCTACTAGCTATTGATGAGATAGTTATGTATGGCTCAAACACCGACGAAATGGTTGCTGAAATTAAGAATAGGTATTCTGATAGGCACTGCATTATATATCCTGACCCAGCATCAAGACAGCGCAAAACAAGCGCAGGTGGTCGCACAGATTTGTCGATTTTACAAAACGCAGGGTTTAGCGTTAAGGTTAAGAAACAGCATCCATTAGTCAGGGATAGGATTAATGCGGTGAACAGCCGGTTACAAGCAGGTAACGGCGAAAGGCATTTTTTTGTGAGCCCTAAATGTAGGCAGACAATTAAGAGCCTAGAGCGACAAACGTATAAAGAGGGAACTAGCCAGCCTAATAAAGATGGTTTTGACCACATGAATGATGCGCTTGGCTACTTAGTTGAATATATGTTTCCAATTAGAACCGAATACAACACTACACAGCCTACTAGGTGGACTTGATGGATAACCAAGATATTACTTATAAACACCCTACATACGAAGATTACAAACTTGAGTGGGATTTTTATTTGCGTAGTTACATGGGTGGTTTGGCATACCAAGATGGCGGCTACCTAACTAAATATATATCAGAAAGCAAAGACGAATATAACCGCCGTATTGACCTAACCCCTATAGATAACCACTGCAAAAACGTAATACATATACACAGCAGTTTTTTGTGGCGCGTACCGCCTACTAGAGCGTTTAACAGCCTATCTGGTAATTACGCACTAGAGCCATTTTTAAAAGATGCTGACCTAGATGGTCGCTCGTTTAATACGTTTATGCGCGAGGCACAAGTGCTGTCTAGCGTTTATGGCAACGTATGGATTATGGTAGATAAGCCAGCATCTAACGCCGGCACAAAGGCGCAAGAACTAGAGCAACAGATACGCCCCTATGTAAATATGTTTACGCCTGAGAATGTTTACGACTGGCGTTATGAGCGTACACCTAGCGGCAGGTTTGAGTTAGTTTATCTAAAAGTGCGTGAAGCTGTAGAGCGCATCGATGCAACTGACGTTGATGAGTATTTTAGAATATGGCGCAAGGATACCATTGAGTATTACAAGGTAACTGGTGACGCTGAACAGCACCTAGAAACAGTTGATAACCAGCTTGGCAAGATACCTGCTGTATTTTTACCTGCACAGCGCAGTAGCACTAGAGGCATTGGTATTAGCGACCTTGCAGATATTGCAAATATGCAACGCGCTATCTACCAAGAGTTATCAGAAATAGAGCAGCTAATTCGTATTAGTAACCACCCTACACTAGTTAAGACGTATGACACAGACGCTAACGCTGGTGCTGGTGCTATTATTAACTTGCCTGATGATATGGATGGGCAGTTGAAACCTTACCAAATGCAACCTAGTGGGCAAAACCTTGACGCTGTTAGGGCTAGTATTGACGACAAAGTACAGGCTATTAACCGTATGGCGCACATGGGTGCTGTACGCGGTACTGAGGCTATTACACAGTCTGGTATTGCAATGCAAACCGAGTTCCAAATGCTTAACGCTAAACTAGCTGAAAAAGCAGATATTTTGGAGCATTGCGAGGAGCAGTTGTGGCAACTGTTTTGTGAGTGGCAAGAAGTAACTGCTGATGTTGAGGTGTTTTACCCTGACAGCTTTGACTTGCGCGACTACGATAAAGAACTAGTATTCCTACAGCAGATGCGAGCCAGTGGCGTACAGTCAGGCACACTAGCTAAAGAAATTGACAAAAAGATTGCTGACCTTTTGCTTGATGATGAAATGCTTGTAAAGGCACATAACGAAATAGAGCAAGGTACGCAGGGTTTAGGGCAGTTTATTGAGCCAAATGTAGATGCCAACTGATACTCAACAGCTAGATGCGCTGATTGCTAGAGCAGACAGGCACCAAGCTAAGTTAATAAGCGCAATAGCTACGCTCGAAACACGTATAGTAGATTTGCTTGCTACTGCACCATTAAGCAATGGCGAACTGTTTGACCTAGAGTGGGCTGTACAGGCTAGAACGCAAATTAGAGCGTCTATACAAGCAGAGTATTTAACCGTAGTTGATGAAGTTATGCGCGAATATTCTACAGTAGCCGATGAAATTGCTGATATGTTAACTAACTATGGTAATTTTACTGATTTAGACCGCAACGTAATTAGCCAGCTACAGACTCTAACCTTTCAGGGGTTTGCTGATTTAGGTAATGAGTATTTAGATATTATAGCTAAGCAGGTTTATGAAAATACGCTAACAGGCACTAGTTTTGCTGCTAGCGTAAGAGCAGTACAAGAAGCAGTCGGTAAAGATATGGCTAGATACGCAAGCCAGCAGGTGCATGATGCGCTGATGCAGTTTGACCGCAGTATTAACGCTAAGATAGCATTAGATAGTGGTGCGACTAAGTTTATATACAAGGGTAGCAAAGATGAAGCTACACGAGATTTTTGCAATAAACACGTTAATAAGGTTTATACCCTAGACGAAATGAAAGAAATTTGGCAAGGTGAGTGGTCTGGCAAAAGCGGCTCAAACCCTTTGCGAGATGCTGGCGGTTATAATTGCCGCCATAGATTTAGACCTGTATTTGACTAAGAGGTAATTGCTATGCCACAGGGTAAGGGAACATACGGTTCAAAAGTAGGCAGACCGCCTAAAAAGAAAAAGCGTAAAACAAAAAAATAATTTTGTGATATGCTTGTAATTCACTAACTACTCTTAACGAGGTGCGCTACATGAGCGAAGAAATCATGGAAACCATAGACCAAGCTGAAACTGAGACAGCGGCAGTAGAAACTCAGGCTAAGACGTTTACACAAGATGAATTAGACCGCATTGTTGCTGACCGTATTGCTAGAGAACAGCGCAAGTTTGATAAGAAGCTAGGCGGCATCAACTTAGATGAAGCCAAAGAGTTACTTACTCAAAAGGAACAAGCTGAAATCGAGCAACAAAAGCAACGCGGCGAGTTTGATAGCATCTTAAAGCAAACAGTCGAAAAGAAAGACGCTGAAATCAGCAGTTATAAATCACGGTTGCAGGAGACGCTAATTGATGGCGCACTAACCCAATCTGCAAGCCGTAACAACGCCGTTGATACAGCGCAGGTAACAGCATTATTAAAAGGTAACACTAGACTGTCTAGCGATGGTACAGTTGAAGTATTAGACGCTAACGGTACGCCGCGTTATAACGACAAAGGCGATTTGTTATCTGTTGATGAAATGGTTACAGAATTTTTGACTACTAACCCGCATTTTGTAAGGGCTACTAACGGTGGCACTGGCAGTATGGGTAACGTAGGTGGCTCAACTCCGAAGCCTCAATCGGTGGACTGGATGGTCGAGAATTGGAATAGTGGTGGGCGTGAAGCCTATGCCGCTATGAAAAGGAAAGGCTAAATTTTTTTCTTTCTATTTATTGAGGTAATTTTAAAATGAGTGCATCAGGAACTAACTCCACTACTTTAGACGATTTGTTTGTAAATATCGTTGCACAAGCTCGATTTGAAGCTGAACAGGCTTCACTAATGATGGGTCTTGTATCTAACTACAATATCGCTGGTCAAGCAGGTAAAACTGTACAAGTACCGCGTTATCCTAAAATCACTGCGGCGGCACTAGATGAAGGTACTGCACCTACTGACACTGACGTATCAACCACTATGGCTGATATTACAGTTTCGGAAGTAGGTAACACTGTACTACTAACTGACCTTGCGGCAATGGGTGCAGGCAACCCAGCGCAAGAAATTGGTACTTCACTAGGTCGCGCAATTGCTACTAAAATTGATGTTGATTTGATTGGTAAGTTTACTACCTTTACCACTGACGTTGGTGCGACTGGTGCTAGCTTTACTGCGGCGCATCTTTTTAAAGCGGCGGCAACAATTCGTGCAAACGGTGTATCTGGCGCCCTTGCGGCAGTTGTGCATCCTTTCATGGCTTACGACCTAAAATCCTCATTGACTACTGCTTTTGCAAACCCGCAAAACAGCGACATTGTCAATGAGGCAATGCGTACTGGCTATGTTGGCACTATTGCTGGCATTGATATTTATGAGTCAAATAACATTAGCATTGATACTGCGGGTCAAAACCCAACTAATGATGGTGTTGCGGCAGTGTTCTCA